CAAAGTCGTTACCTTGCCCGGCGTCGAGCTTCCCATGGTGGTGGGCAAGGGCTTTTTCATCGACAAGAGGTCCGGAGAGTGGAAGGTGAATAAATCCGGCCGCGCCCCGTATGTCCGGCTTCTGGCTCAAACCATCCTCAATCCCTATGAAGTTTGGCAAGTGCCGGCCGAAGTCTCCGGGAAGCCCATGGACACGTTGCGCCTGCTGCGGCTTTTCAGCCTGGACGGCAAGCGCATCGGCGGTTTCTCCGTGTTCAATTTGGTGCGGGGCAGGCAGTGGCGGGCGGCCACGGCTTTCATTCCCAAGGCGACTGCCGCGTCCGAAGCCCGGATGCTCGAATACCTGGAAGCGCAGCGGGTGGGGGTGTTGGCGTACCGCGAGGAACTCAAGGAGGGCGAGGCTCCTTGAGCGGCCGGCGTGCCTACCGATCCCCCAGCCGGGACTCGGACGCGCCGTTTGTTCCTCACTTCTTCTGTCTAGTCATGCGCGTAAACCCGGTCAAGCGGTCGCCGGACGTCTTAGGCCTCTTTTGACCGTCTGATCCCATCCAGGTTCCCGTGATACTTCCCTGCCCATTCTGAGTCCCTGCCGACTTCGCCAACCGCCTCCCGGATTCTTAGACCCATTTTAGACCTAGGATTATACCGGGATTATCCCACCTCACCCTCGGAGCGCGGGGGATTGTCGCATTTGTGTCCGTGCGCGTCCGTAGCGCGCTCCTCGGCTTCCGGCCCTTCGGGCATACCAGGGGCATGGCAGCGCTCACCAAATGGATCGAGATCGCCCGCGCCGGCGGCCCCTACACAGCCCTGTCCGGCGAGAAGGTCGACATCACCCGCGATGACCTGGATGCGGCCGTGACCAGCTTCGACCCGGCCAACCGCCGTGTGCCGTTGGTGCTCGGCCATCCCAAGCTCGACGACCCGGCCTATGGCTGGCTTGCCGACGTCAAACGGGATGGTGCCGTGCTGCTGGCCCGCTTCAGCGACGTTCCGGACCCGGTGCGCGAGGCCGTGGACCAGGGACGCTACCGCAATGTCTCGGCCAAGTTCGCCCGGGGGTGGCGGCTTTGGCACGTGGGCCTGTTGGGGGCGGCCCAGCCGGCCATACCGGGCCTCAAAGAGGTCCGGCTGGCCGGGGCCGAGGATGGAATCACCTTCGAATTCGCCAAGGAGACGGACATGGATGAACTGACGCGGCTGCGGCAGGAGGCGGCCGACGCCAAGGCGGCCCTGAAGGAAGCCTTGGACGAAATCGCCAGGCTTAAGGCCGAGAAGGCCGGCGAAGGCAAGGCCAAGGAGCTGGCGACCCGGATCGACGAACTGACCCAGAAACTCCAGACGGCCGAGGCGGCCAGGGACAAAACGACCAAGGAATTCGCCGCCTACAAGGACGAACAGACGGCCAAGGGCCGGGAAAGCCGCTTCGAAGCCCTGGTGGCCGCCGGCAAAGCCCTGCCCGGGGAGCGCCCCAAGGTACTGGCCTTCGCCGCCGCTTTGGGCAGCGCCGGGGGCGAAATCGAGCTGGCCATTGGCGACGGCGGCACCGAGAAGCTCGGCCAAGAGGAAGCCTACTGGCGCGACCTCGAAAACCGTCCCGAAAATGGTCTGACCCATGCGTTCGCCGCTCCCGCCGGCGCAAGCGGCGCGGACAAGGGCGGCACGGCCGTCGACCTGACCGGCAAGGTCTAAGGGGGAAGTATGAGCATCAACGGCGTCATCACCCGCATCAATTACGACGACCAGCGCGCCCGGGGCGAAGGCCATTCGCCGGTCATCGTCACTCGCAAGCTCAAGGTCGGCCAGGGCGTGTTGCCTGTTGGCCTGCTTCTGGCCGCCGACGCAGCCGGGGAGGCCGTCCCCTTCGAGAGCGTGCCCGGCGAATTGCTCGGCACGGGCAACGGCGCGACCAAAGCCTATGCCGGCACTCTGGCCAACGCCCCGATTCAGCCCGGCACCGTGGCTGTGACTGACGGCGTCGAGAGCTTCGCCGATGATGGTTGCGGCCACCTTTACGGCAGCGCCGGCGGTACCGGCACCGTGAACTACGTCACCGGGGCCGTGGCCGTTACCTTCGCCGCCAATGTGGCGGACGGCATCGAGGTGGCCGCTGCTTATAGCCGCCGGATGCACGGTGTCCTGGACGAAATGGTGGACACCGCGGCGTCCTCATCCGGCCTTGTCGTCGTCCACGGCAGCGTGCGCAAGGACGTGCTCAAAGTCGGCACCGTCTCTTCGGCCGCCCCGACCGCCGCCATGCTGTCCCTGCTTGCCGAAGCCGGCATCTGGCCCAATTAAAAGGAGCCCCTCATGATCAACCTGCGCGGCCTTTTCTCCCGCGAAGCCATCATCAGTTACCTGACGTCCCTGCCGGTCATCAAGACGCCGGTCATGGACGCGATCTTCACCGAGCGGCCCCAGCATCCCCTGGCGCTTCTCGGCGTTGACGACATTGCCGTGGACGCTCAGCCACTGCCCATGATCCGGCGCGGCGGCCCGAGCATCGCGGCCGTGTCCGAGGGCGGCGGCATCGCCATGTACGAACCGCTTCCCGTGCGCGTCCACAAGTCGGTCACGGCCGCCGACCTCAACAACCTGGCCATACTCAAAGGTGAAAGCCTGGATACTTGGGCCAGGGGAAAAACCGACTATTTGCGCCGGGCCGTGCGGCGCACCACTGAGGCCATGTGCGCCCGGGCGCTGTCCGGAACGTTGCGCTGGCCCGTGGCCCTGGAAAAAGGCGGCTTCGACGTCCTTGAGGTCGTTTACGGCCAGATCCTTTCCGTGGAGGCGGAAAAGGCCTGGAACGCAGCCGACGCCAAGCTCAAGGATGTCTACACCTGCCTGTCCGACATGGAAGAAGCCATCCAGGACGGCGGCTTCGGCGGACAGGTCGAAATCTGGGCCGGCAAGGAAGCCTACAACGCGCTTTTCGTCATTGCCGAGAACTCCAAGACCACGGCGCAAATCCGGGTGGAGATCACGAGCCAGGGCATCAACGTCGGCGGCTACCTGGTCAAGCGTCGGTCGGAGAAACAGCGCGACCCGGAATCCGGGGCCATGGTTCCGGCCGTACCCGGCGACACGGTGCGCATGATCGCCCTCGATGCCGGCCACCGGCTCCCGTACTGCGCCGTGGACGATCTGGACGCCAACCTGCAGGCGCTGCCGCTGTTCGTAAAGCCGGTCAAGACCGACGACCCCAGCGGCTACAAGCTTATTGCCGAGTCCAAGCCGTTCCCCGTCGTCAACACCCGGGGCGTCTGCGACGCCATGGTCCTGTAGGCGCGCGATGGCCTACGTCACTCTCGCGGACCTCCGGGGGCTCATCCAGGACCAGGACGTCCTGGCCCTGGTCAACGACGCCGGCACGGCAACCGACCTGTCCGATCCGGATGCGGCCGCGATCCTGACCGATGTCTTTGACCAAGCGTCCCAGGAGGTCGACGCGCATCTCGCCGGCGTGGCGGACGTACCACTCACCGCGCCGCCGCGCATCGTCCGGCAGCTCGCCGCCAGGATCGCCCGTTACCGGCTCTACCAGCGCCGTCCCAATCTCAGGGACGCGCTCAAGCCCGTGGCCGCCGACTACAACGGGGCCGTCGCTCTCCTTACGCAGTTCGCCGCCGGCACGCTCAAGCTGCCTGGCTCCATCGGCAGCACCTCCGTAGTGTCCGACGACAGCGGCCTGACCGCATCCGCCGGCGCGCCCCTGTTCGGGGACGCGTTCTTTCGGAGGATGCCCTGATGGATTTCCGCGTCGAGGTGGTCGTTGCGCCGACGGCCGGATTCCTGGCCCGTCTCCTGACGCGGGTCGACGACATGACGCCGGCCATGGCCCTGATCGGCAGGCTGCTGGTGGGCAGCATCCAGGAAAACTTCGAGCTGGGGCACGCGCCGGACGGCACGCGCTGGAAGCCGAGTCGCCGGGCCGTGCTCCAGGGAGGCCAAACCCTGGTCGATACCGGGGCGCTCATGTCCGGCATCGTCTACGAGGCCTCGGCCAACCGGGTGGAGATCGGCCCGAGCGGTCCCTCGCTCAAGTACGCGCGCATACACCAAGAGGGCGGCGAGATTCGCCCGAAGACGGCCAAGGCGCTTTTCTTCCGGGGCGCGGACGGCCAGGCGCGCGCGGTCAAGGTCGTTCGCATCCCGGCCCGGCCCTACATGGGCCTAAGCGCCGAGGACTGGAACAGCATCGGGGAAACGCTCCTCGACTACCTGGGAGAGGTCAATGGTTGAAATCCACGAGATGGAAGACGCGCTGGTGGCAGCCTTGGAACCGCTCCGGGCCAGCCACGGCGTGCGGCAGATCAAGACTTACGGCGACGACCTGGAGCCCGAAGCCCTGCCCAGGCTTTTGCCCAACCTGCCGGCGCTCCTGGTGGTCTACGCCGGATCGGTCATCGAGAACCTGGGACAGCGGCAGATCGACCGGGGAGCCTACTTCGTCTTCGTTTGCGATCGGTCCCTTCGCAGCGAGGCCGACGCCCGGACCGGCGCGTCCGGAGCCTACCCGCTCCTTGGAGCGGTTCGCCGGCTCCTGCATGGCCAGGAAATCTTCCCGAACATGCCGGCGATCCTCAAGCGTCAGGAGACGTTCCTGTCCAAGACGGACATGACGGCCTGCTATGCGGTTTACGAGATCGCCCAGCCGTACCGGCTCGGCGAATAAGGAGAACGGCACATGCCCGTACAGCAAGAACAGCAAGTGCAGTTGACCAGGAAAGCCGTGGTCATGGCCAAAAAGGAAGACGTCTATGGCCAGTTGCCTGTCATGGAGGCCAAAAACGGCATTTTCATCAACAACGGCGTGGACGTGGAGCCCACGGGCGAGAAGGTCAAGCGCGACGTGGTGCGGGGCACCTTCTCCCCGGCCGGGGCCGTCATCGGCTCCAAAAAGATCACATTCAAAACGACGGTCGAACTGCGCGGCGGCGGCGTGACCGAGGGCGGCAAGGTGCTGCCTCCGGACTGCGAACCGCTGCTTCTGGCCTGCGGCACCCAGCGCACGGACGTGGTGCGGCTGGCCGTGAGTTCGGTGGCCGGCATCCTGCTCGGCGAAACCGTCACCGGCGCGACGTCCCACGCCACGGGTGTGGTGCATCATATCGACGGCGACAACACGCTGGTGGTCAAGGACGTTGTCGGCGGCACCTTCGAGCCCGAGCAAATCACCGGCGCCTCGTCCAACGTCACCGCTGACGTGACGTCCGTCGCGCCCGGCATCGAATATCGGCCCATCACCCAACGCCCGGTCAACCAGAACTCGGCCGGCATTCTCTTCTACAAGGATGCCATCCTCTACACCGTGGTCGGCGCGCGCGGTACGTTCACCATGAATTGCGCCGTCAACAAATACCCGTCCTTCGAATTCACCATGACCGGTCTGTGGACCGACCCGGCCGACGCCGAGACGATCCCCGTCCCGGAGCTCACCGATATCGTGCCGCCCATGTTCATGGGGGCCAATTTCGTCATCGGCGACTACCGGCCCGTGATCACCGAATTCACCTATGCCATTGGCAACACCTTGGCCGACCGCCTGGATGCCAACGCGGCCGAGGGCATGATCGGGGCGCTCATCACCGGCCGCGAATCAACGGGCACGATCAACCCGGAAATGGATGCCCTGGCCAACTACAACCCCTGGGCCAA